GGCGTTTCCGGTGGAAGATTAAGTGTCTACCATAATGCTGCTACCATTGGACTTTACGTCAAGCAAACATCGGCGAGTCCTACAGCGAATCATTTTTCGTTTGTAAATTCTTCAAATTCCGCCGTGTGTGCGCTTAACTCAAACGGATGTTTGCTAGTTAATCGGACTTCGGCACCAGTATTTACGAGCGAGAAAATTGCGGTTGGTGGAAGTACTGGTCAAAACTACATTACAGTCAGCGGCGGAACAACAAGCACAGGCGACGGTTCTGCTTTTGTTGCGCGTGTTGCCGACACAACGATTGTATCCATTGGCAACTATTCTGCGGCTTACAGTGGCGGCGCTTACAGTGCTGTTCCCACTATTTATTTCAACGCAACGCCCAAGGTTATAGGCATTGGCACTGGCGCTGGCACCAATGCCATGAAATATGACACCACTAACAATCAGTGGACGTATGACACTTCTTCGCTGCGTTACAAGGACAACGTGCGCGATTCCGCATACGGGCTATCAGCCGTTTTAGCAATGCAATCACGGCAATTTTCATACAAGGATAGTGGTCGCGAGGATGTTGGGTTTATTGCCGAAGAAATGGCAACCGTGGTGCCAGAGGTTGTCAGCAAAACTAGCGACGGGTTGCCAGACGGCGTGAGCTACGACAGATTAGTTTCTGTTCTTTGCAAAGCAATACAAGAATTGTCAGCGCAAGTGTCCTCTCTACAAACTCGACTAGACGTTTTAGAGGGCACATGAACATCCTAGTACAAAGCAGTGTTTCATGTAACCATTGGCTAAACCTGTCTACATGGGAGACAAACAATGTCACAAATTGATTGGAACAGCCTAATGAACGGTGGTGACACTCGAAAGAAGCGATACCACGGAGCAAATGTAAAGTTTTTTAACGCCTATCAAGAAAATCGCGACAAAAGTCTTGCTGCTGGTCGCGCTGTTTTTGACGAGATTCCAAGCGTTTCCATTCAATACCCTGGTGGCGATGAGACAGTAAGGCGCATTGAGCCGCACGACATTCAGGAATATCCAGAACTTTATGCAGCTTTTCAGTCAGGCAATGCGCCGATTGAGAGCGGCACCCCATTACAGGAATGGGCACCTTTGAATGGCAGTGCGCTGCGCGAATTGCAGCACATGGGGTTCAAAACAGTCGAGCAGCTTGCTGAAACTTCAGACGACGTAAAACGACGCCTTGGCACTCTTTCCAAGTTTGTAAAAATTGCAAACGATTGGATTGAAGCTGCTAACTCAACACAGTTTCAGGTAACTGCACTAAAGCAGCAGCTTGAGCGTGAGCAACGCCGAACCGAGAAGTTGGAAGGGCAAGTAGAGCTGCTAATGCAGCGCATTGAAGCAAACGAGGGCACAGACATGCGCTCTCAAAGAAAGGAGGTGATCCGTTCTATTGCGCCAATGGAGGAGCAGGTTGTCGATGATAACAGTTTTGTCGACAATGAAGCACCAGTCAAACGTAGGGGGCGACCTAGAAAAATATGAGCCTTTCCACCGTTGTTACTAACGTCGCAAATGAGGCTGGTTACACTGTAGAGTCGAACATTATTGTCTCGACTGAGACGACAACTAAACAGCTTCGCACGTTAGCAAATCGCATAAACCAGGAAATGTCAGATGCGTATCCCTGGACTTCCATGTATGCGAGCGGTGCAATCACCTTGGTGGCGGGTCAGTCTCAATACGAGCTACCCGCTGCCTTTTCTTATTATCTGTACGAGACGTTTTGGAACAGCTCAACCCGTTGGCGCGTAATTGGTCCGATGACGCCGCAGGAGTATGCGGAAACGCAAGGCTACGGACTAAATACTTCCATCTACACGCGCTTTCAGCTTCGTGGCGTGAGCAACAGTCAGTTGCTTATTTACCCGACTCCTACTGCTGGAACAGCAGGACAAACAATCATTTTTGAGTACATTGCTGATCGCAGTGTGCGTCCTGCAACTTGGGCTGCTGGCACAGCGTATGACTCAGGTGCTTACACTTTCTACAACGGAAATTATTATACGACGAGCGCAGGTGGCACGAGCGGAGCGACTGCACCAACGCATACAAGTGGATCTGTTAGTGATGGTGGTGTTACCTGGACTTACTACTCAGGACCGTACAAGGAGTTTTTAACAAATTCCGACGTAAGCATTTTTAACGAGCGCACGTTAGAGCTAGGAGTGCTTGAAAGATTTGCAGAAATACATGGGCTCGACACGATTCAGCCACGTTATGAAACGCAGCTAAACGAGGATTTTTCACGACAAAACCCTGGCAAACTTATTTATGCTGGTGGTTATGGAAGAGGAAACATGTTTGCGCGAAACAACGTAGTCGTTTTTGGAACCTGGATTTAACATGGTAAACATTCCACCGCCGCAGAGCGGCATGAAACCGATGGATTATTACCTCTTCTTGTATAGGTCAGGCGTTAGTCCTTACGAAGCATACCAGGCTACTAGCTCGGCATATGGACCGCCAAAAAGCAAAGAGCAGTTAGCACAAGAGGCAAAAAGTAATGCTGCTAGGGGTAATCTTGCTGCTGTAGGTGGTCAGACGGCTGGTGTTATTGGTGGCTCATATCTTGCCGGTCAAGCAGCGGGATTGTTTGGCACTGGTGCCGCTGCCACAACTGCTGGCACTGGTACCGCTGCCGCTGGAGCTGCTGCTGGTGGTGCTGCTGGTACCGCTGCCGCTGGTGGTACCGCTGCCGCTGGTGGTACTGCTGCCGCTGGTGGTACTGCTGCCGCTGGTGGTACTGCTGCCGCTGGTGGTACCGCTGCCGCTGGTGGTACTGCTGCCGCTGGTGGTGCCGCTGCTGGTGGTACAACACTTGGAGCAATAGGTAGCGTTGCGCTTCCAGTCGCGGCTGTAGTTGGCACTCTAAGCACTGCTTGGGAAACCGGAATGAAGGACATACTTCGTGGTCGAGGGGATCGCGCTGATTGGATCAATCAGGGGGCAAACTTGGCTACAGCTTTTATTCCTAATGCCGTACTGAAACTGATGGGCAAGCGTTCCATTGGCAGCATGATGACTTCGGGCAAATCAAACGCGCAACTAATTCGTGATGACTTCCGAGGAACACTACGCGAAACGGGCGTAGCGGATGACAATTATGAGGTCACACTTGCCGACGGATCTAAGTTCAACATCGGATTGGATGGCAAAACTCGTTATAAAAATGTTGATAGCAAGACAACTCGCCAAGCCTGGGACATTGATTTTTCAAATCCCTTGGCAGTGTTTGCAACCGAACAGCTAGATCCAATGATTCAGCGCATCTATGAGGGAGTAGATCGCAGTAAAATTCCTACTGAACAGTTTACGGGCATGCTAGTCAACGCTGTAGCCAGCAACGCTAAAAGTAACGAGGATGTTTTGGCAAACATTCGTACCGTACTTGGGCAGTCGAGCTTTGCAAAAGAAGCGGGTTTTGATCCAACTCCGGTGCCGGGACCAACGCAGCCAATTACCAGACCAGAAGCGGGGAAAGTTTTGCGTGTGTCACCGGGCATGTACATGAACGATCAGGGCAAAATTAGTCCGGCGCTGACAATGCGAAAAGCCCTAGAACTAAATTACGGTAAGGAGAAATAGTATGGCAATGGATAACCGATCACGAAGGATGGAAAACCAAGCTAGTCGGCTTGCTTCTGCGTTGAACAGGATGCCGGGGACGCCGGGGCGCAGACCTTCAAACATGGAGCGTATGCCGCGCATGATTGTGGATGATATGAAGGCACAGCCGATGCCAGGAGACGGCACAGCGCGTATTCAGCCCTTCCCTGATCCTCAACAGCCAGGGTTTGTGCAGCCAATTAGGGATCTGCGCCGTGACATGCAGCAGATGCCACGCGAGCGTTTGAGCCCTGGGGTTTATCGTGGCGCTGACGGTTCGCTGGTCAGCCAGCAGGGGCAAATGTTGCCTAACCAGCCACGGCGCGATCAGCAGCAGCCGCTAGTGCAAAACTTGCAGCCTTCGCCTTTTGCGCGTGATCAGTTTCCGCAAAACGGAGGCATGCAGTATTACCAGCCACCGCCTCAAGACGTTTACATTGGTCGTGGCATGAGTATGCCAATACCGCAGCGTCCAGTGCCAATGCCAGTAGGTATGATGGAAGGTTATGGCAATATGCCAGCTTACGGTGCAGGAATGACGCTACAACA